GGCATATTCCTCCAGGGCCTCACCCAGCCGCTGGACAGCCCGGAGGTAGTTATCGCGTTTCGTCCTGACCATACAGTACAACACCGTCCTTTTCGATATTTTGCAGGTTTCGATCCACACCTCCTGCGAGGGAGGTAACAACTAGAGCAAATTAGACATAAAACATTCTAAAAATTAGTCACATTGACAAATCATTTTTTGATATAATAACACTACAACTAGTTTGCTGTTGCGCAGATAGGAGGAAGCAATATGGAAAAAATTCTGAATGCCGCGCAATATCTTTTTGAAGAATATAAGAAATTGGCTGGCGAAACCATCGACCAGATGAAACTGCACAAGCTGCTCTATTTCGCGCAGCGTGAATCCTTTGCCATCACAGGAAAGCCGCTGTTTTCGGAGGAGCTGGAGGGATGGAAGTATGGCCCCGTGTCTCCGAAGGTGCGCGCCTACTTCACGGAAGACGGCATTGCGGCGCCTACCGAGGAGCCAAGCCTGGAGGGCGCCTATATTCTTAAAAATATATTGCTGGAGTACGGCCCGATAGCATCGTGGAAGCTGAGTCAGATGTCCCACAAGGAGCAGTCCTGGATAAATGCCAGAAGCGGCCTGGGCCCGGAAGAGGTTGGGAACGTCCCACTCTCCTTGGAGGATATCCAGAGAGATGCGGAGAAGGTACGGCCCTACGATCACATGTGGGACATGTACTACGATGAGTTTGAGGATCTGGAAGCAGAGGAGGGCGGCTGAATTGGTAGGAAAGGTATACCTGTCGGTCGTCGAATACTACGACAGCAAGACGAAGACTACGAGGAAGAAAGGCCGCCCGGTTTTGGTTGTGGCAGGGCCCAGAAACAACGACTACACTGTACTGCCGATTTCCACCATTAAGCGGCGGGAGCACCTGGATTCAGACTATGATATCCCCATCGAAACGAACATCAGGGCCGGGCTGGCTCTCAGTGAAGAATGCTTCATACGTACACATAAACAGACGACCGTACATATGGGTGCACTGATTAAACAAAAAGGGGATATGAAGAACGACTATCCCGACCTTTATCTAACCGCTCTGCAAAAAATGGAAGAGTTTCAGCGCCATATTATGGACGATGCGCTTTGAGATTTCATCCCCCGGCCTGTGGCCGGGGGATTTTTTTATACTGGGCTGGGTTTTCTTTAATCCGCCTTCGAGCGGGTGGAACTGCTTGTGGAGAGAGGTTTATAAGCCGAGAAGCTGGCGCTTTTTGGCCTCAAACTCTTCCGCCGTAATAATCCCGTCGTCTAACAGCTTTTTGAACTTCATGATTTCATCAGCCGAACTTGCTGACGTATCGAGGCTTTGGTGTTCTGGACTGGAGGTAATTTGGTCCAGCAAGGAGAGAATTTTTAGTGCGGTCTCTTTGCAGGAGCGATATAGTATCCCGTTACGCTTGGTTTCCGATACTAAGATCGGGATTTCAATATGAGACATGTAAGGAACTTTTGTTGCAATTCTGATCCCTAGTTTTTGAACGAGGTCACGTTGTTGCTTACCAAGCCCCCCTCCAACAATAGCACCAACACCCCCGAATAGAAGGCCACCAACTGCGGCGCTCCCAAGTCCACCTTTTGTCACACTTGCTCCATCTTCCAGCAATTCATAATTTATAATATCGTCAAAGGAAAAAAGATATGGGCTCTCGCCTTTCGAGACCATAC